ATCCATTATAGCACAAGGACGACACCCGTTTCCGGATGCCGTCCTCTTTTTTGTCTGTATGCTCTTATAACTGCTCGAATTGTACATGCTCCGATTCTCCGGAGAGGTAAAGGTCGCCGATTGTTCTGACCATCTTCTTTCCGTCCACAGCATGAATCTCTTTCACATAATATGACTGTCCTCTGATAGCACGACCGCAGATGTTCTCATTGCCCCACGCTGCGGAACGTCTGATATTGAGTGAGCCGTCGCAAATGACCGTCACTTTCATTTTTCCCTGCGGGATGATGACTTTGTCCTCCGGCTCGTCCTCTGCCTCCTGTGGCTCTGTATTTGCCCCATTCTCGCCCGTTTCCGGTTCAGACGGAGGATTTGTCGTCTCTGCATCGTTTGAGACTGTTCCCCCGTCCTCTGCGTCCTCCTGCTGCCCTGCTGCATCCTCGTCACTCTCAAATGTTGTCATTTTCTCAACGGTTTCTGCATCGACTGTTCCGACCTTGTTTCCGTCTGCATCGTATGTGTTGACGCTGCCGTCCGGATTTGTCTGCAATGCTCCCTCCGGAACATTGTCCGTGAGTGAGCCGATGAGGTTTCCGTTTTCATCCCACACAACAAAACTCTCGTCCTTTGCTGCTGCTTTCATTGCTCCCTCAATGGTCTTGTACTCTTTGCAGTCCTCTTTCTTGAACTCTGTTCCTTTGCCTAAATAGTATAACATGTTTTTCCCTCCTATTTGCTCAAATACTTGCTTGACGCATATCCGACGATGTTCTTGTAAACCACATACAACCATTTCACACCGTTGCAATCGTTATAATATCCATAGCACTGGACTTTCTCACCGTTTTTCATCACCGCAAGGATTGACTTTCCTGTTCCTGCTCCCGCACGGAGATTCAATCCGGATGCAGTCACCTTGTAAGTTCCTGCAAGGCTCTTGTTGAACCCGTGTGCAACGTCGACCTTTGCATTGCTCTTGACTGTTGTTGTGTTGGATGCACCTGTTCCGGATGACTTTGCCCCGTCCGTGAGGTTCACTGCAACGTGAGCATTGTCATTGAGGGTGATGTCTCCCTCAAGCAAATACGCATCCGATGTCAGATATTTGCTATCTGTCAACACCTCGAATCCTGCTGCCTTGAGACCTGCTCTCATGTTTCCGGTATAGAGATAAATGCTCACATTCTTCATTTTCTCATTTCCCAGTCTGTAACCTGCACCCTTTACGATTGCAGCGACACCGGATGAACAATCTGCCTCACACGCAATCGTGATTTGTGCAGGGTCGTAATTCGATGCCTTGAGATGCTCCCAAAATGTGTATCTCTCTGACTGGTCATATCCGATTTTATTGTTGACTGCTGCTGCCTTTGCCATGCTCGCAATCATTTTTCTGACCTTTGCATCCGGATGACGGAGGACACATTTCCACGGTCTGTTATACCAATTTATAACCCTCCACTCTGTACCTGTCTGGTCTCCTGCCTTTCCTCCGCTGTATCTGTTATTTTCATCATGTCCGCAATTTGAAATCATTTGTTTTCCTCCTTGTCAAATTCTTCTGTGTTTCTGTCCGTCATGTCTCCCATAAGTTCCGGACAATGTTCCTCAAGTTCTGTGTACACAATCAACCCGCAAATCAGTAACGGAATACCTACCCATAAAATCGCACATCCCAATGAAAGAATGAACCATACTACCACCGACATTCTTTCCGCAAATTCGTCATCCGGATAATAATATTCGTCATAGTAAAGCTCCTGTTCCTTTTTGCTTGCCCTGTCGACCCAAATGTAAAACGCTGTCATCGCTAAAAATACGACGACCGCACCCACAACGTACACAATCCCGATTGTCCTTGCGTTCTGCATGAAAAAGTCTACGATTTTACTCATTGACCTCACCTGCCTCACCGCTCACAAGCGTCTGCATCGCTTTGTTGCTCTCAAGCATCTTTTTCATTCTCTCAAGTGCCTCGTCGACCATCATCGAAAAAGCCTCAAAAGAAATCACTCTCGCAAGCCACGCAAACCTTGCAACAAACATGTCATATACGTAACGCAGCTTGATTTGACCTGTACCGCCTCCCAGTTCTTTTTCTGCCTTTGTGACTGCATAGAGCAGCCATTCTCTCACTTTGTTCAACTGCTTGTCTGACGGCATTTTCACGAAAACATATACTGCATATCCTCCCGCTGCACATACCGCAATCAGACCCACAATCACAAACCAATTCTCGACGATGTATTTCATCCTTGTACCTCCTCGTCATCCTGTTCCGGTTCGTCATTGTGTTGTATTTCTCCGTTTGACTTTGTTCCCTTGACCGTTTTCACGGACTTAATGAGTGCCATTGCACCGCCCTCAACTGAAAGAAATCTGAATACATTCTCAATCAGTGTCGACGGCTCTGAACCCATCCGTAAAAACACAAATATCATCACGACTGTAAAGATAAATGCTGCAAGAATCAAAGTGAATACAACACGTTTCATGAACAGACCGGACACCTTTTTGTCATGTCTCTCTTTTCGCTCTCTTATCCGATACATTCTTTTCAGATGCCGGATTCTGATGCGACGTTCCTGTTCTGTCATTCTCATGTATTGCCTCTTTTCTGTGAGGTTGATTCTTGCCCGTTTCCTGCCCTCCTGTTATCGGTCGGAATGCTGTTCTCCGTCCAGTCTCTTGTGATAACTCTTGAGTGACTGTTCCACAATGACAACACGGTCTCTCAATGATTTCATCTCCTCACGGTTCTCTCTCGATTCCCGTTTGATGTCTTTGAGGTCGTCTGCGATGTTCTCAAGTTTCATCATCACCATTGTGTCGGTTGTTGCTCTCTGTTCCGCATCTTCCTGTGTGTCCTTTTTCTCATTTCTCTGCTTTGAGCAGATACCGAAAAAAATCGCAAACGCAACAGATACTCCGGAGAGCAACAGGGAAATTTCAATCGTCAACGGCGTTCTCCTTTCCGAACTCTGTCGCCTCGATGTCGTCGGTGTCGCAGTATTTCCGCATGTGGTATTCGAGAACATCCATCTCCCTGTCTGTTTCCTCTACCTCCTGCCGGAGTTCCGCTCTGACCGCCTCCTCGATTTTCGACTGTTCAATGATTGTTTGCTGCTTTTTCACGATTGTGGATAGAGTTTCCGTCACATCACACAATCGTGAGATTATTTCAAGCGGACTCATTCTGTATCACCGCCGGAGAATGTCTCCCCTGTGATGTATTCATATTCGTCTGCTGAAATACTACCCTTTGCGACACGCTCGGAAATCTGTTCCTTTGTGAGAGTGCCTTTTTTATACATTCTTTTGAGACTTTCAACAAGCATTTTCATACTAAATCAACCCCTCCTCAATCAACTGCTGTGTGTATTCGTCGATGACTGCATCTTTCTGAAACTGTGTCACTGATTCGACAATTCCGGATGTATTCTCCTCAACGACGGATTTCATGAGAGCCATGTTCTCATATTCCTCAACTGTCATTTCTTTCTCGTCGTACTGCCATTCGGTCACGGTCTGTATCTTTCCGTCTGCTCCCTCAACCTCTTTCTCCACCTGCTCGATGTTCTTACGCAGATAGACCGTTGACGGAGACGATGTCCTGTCGATTTCCTCCGGACGTTCCGGCTGTGTTCCTGTCACCTTTTTCCAGTCTGTCATGTTGCTCATTCTCCTTTCTGCTATGCTTTGAAACTATCCTCTTGAGTTTCTTGACATTGATTTTCGGTTTGATGTATTCAATGTAATAGTTGTATGTGTCCGTGTGTTTGAACAATCCCATATACGACAACATCACCGATGCGTTATACCATGAGATTTTATCCTGCTTTGAAATATGGTTTGCCTTGCGTCTCGCAGCCTCGATGTTTGATTTCCGGATGGTTGTCCGGTCATGGTGAAATTGAAATCCCATAAAATCAAGCATACGACCCTTTGTGACCTGCTTTCTGTTCTCGTCAAGCACTGGTTTCCCGTCTTTCATCACCGGATATTCAAATCTAAACACCTGCCAGTCGCCTTTTATCTCAAGGTCAAGGTTGTCGTTCAGATATGTCTCGATTGCCCTGTGCATCTTATGCAGTTTCTTTTTGCTCTTACCCAGTATCACCATGTCATCCATGTATCGCATGTAATGTTCTGCATGGAGTTCCTCCTTGATGTAGTGGTCAAGTGCTTTCAAGTAAAAATTGCCGAACCATTGTGATGTAAAATATCCCAACGGAACGCCTTTTCGCATCTCCTCAATAATTATTTTCAGTTCCTCGAACATCGCTCCGGCGATGCCGATTTCCCTCAAGACCTCCAACGCTCCGGAGATGTCGTCAAATGCTATGCACCCGACAAGCGTTTTTGTCTGTTCTGCATCAATCTCAACACCTGCATCCGTCAAAATCTTTGCAACGAGTGCTATTTTGTCATGTTCAATCAGTATGCAGAGTAATCTATAAAACCGTTTATCCCGAATTACTGCTTTGAGTTTTCTCTTGAGGATTCTCCGGTTTATGGATTCAAAGAAATGGTGTACATCCATCTTGAAAACAAAGAACTTTTTCCCGTCGTATGAATCAAGCCATTTCCGCATGTACTTTTTCCCGTAATGAACGCCCCTGTCCGGTATGCTCCCGCAGGAAAATTCATACAATCCATTCATCACAATCGGTTTGAACTGACCTATTGCACAATGATGAATAACCTGCTCATATTTGTAATGCGGTTTCAATATACGGCGTGTTTTCTTGCTGCTGCTCTCGTTGATGATGCTCGGTTTGTGATAGTCCGGAATGAACAACTCCTCTGTCAACATCTTTTTCAAGAGTTCTGTGTGTTCATCAAGATTCTCTAATACCTCCCGCACATCATTCCTGTTCTTTTTCTTTTTGGATGCATTTATAAAACGCTGTTTTATGTAGTCGTCTTGCAACATTGGTTCATATAGGTTGTTGTAACTTCTCATATAGTATTTTCTTATCTCCTATCGGTTTTTGTGCGGATGCTTACTCAACCGACCCTATATCCGGAATGATTTTCGCCTTGTGGCGTGGGATATAGGCTGCATTTGATTAAACGCTCCGATATGAGAAGAAATTGGACGCACCGATGTTCCAGTTCGCATTGCCCGCAGAATTGTTCAAATTCAAGTAATCCGCACCGCAGTTCTCGCCATTGTTACAGTTACCGCCGACAAGGGCGACCGCAGTAATTCCGGCATTCCACCAAAAATAGTCACATGTGTATGTGCTACTGCTGCCACCTATTGAATTGACAATGCGTCCGAATCTGCTTGACTTTGTTCCTTTCTGATAACCGTTGCCGGATGATGTGAATGTGATTCCGACCTTTTCAAAGTCCTTTCCTGTCAGATTGTACGGAGGTGTCATTTTCGCAAGAATTTCTCCTCCGACCATCAACAGACCGTTGATTCTATCCCAACGGTTGCCCCACCATTTTTCAATGTAGAACACTTTGACCTCATGGGTCGTGTCCTTATAACCGAAAAACTGTCCTTTGTTTGTCAATGTTCCGGTCGCAAGGTGTCCGTAGTTCTGTGATGCGTCGTTCACATATCCGGATGTCTGCCCCTGTCCGAACGCTGTCTGTGAATTGTCTGTCTTTGACATAATCTTGAGCATACAATCCAACAGGTTTCTTTTACTCCATGAGCCGATGTTCCAACCATTGCCGTTCGCTTTTGCTCTTGTAATTTCTGTCGATGCGTTTGTATTGTACATGAGCGTCTGTCCTGCAAGAGAACGGATGCGTGTTCCGTCGTATGAACCGCCGAACATCGGATAATAAAGTTTATCCGCATGTGAGCCGTCCTCTCTTACATACGCATCGTCGTTGTACGATTCATCATACTGGACGTTTGAAATAATCATGTACTCATAGTTTTCGATTTCAAACTGTGAGAGCCAAATTTTGCCCTTGTCACCGCTGCCATCGAAAACACTCATTGCATTTCCTCCGTATGCCGTGTTTGCGACATCGGATGCCGTTGTTCCGTCCGCTTTCTTTGTGTGGTCGTTCGGGTCAAGTTTATAATCTTCTGTACCGTCATATCTGACCATTGCCGGATAGTTGTTCTTTACAAAAAAGACATCTCCCCAGTCTCCGAAATCAAATGCTCCGGTTGAATAGTTCATCGCAGCAGGTGTCATTCCCACCGCATCGAAAAGGTATGTGCAGCGTGTCGCCGGATTGCTGTCATTTTTATTGATTTTCAGTCCGTAACGCTTTACTCCCTTTACTCTTACATCCTCCCCGACTGCTGCCAGTATTGCGTTTGTATTCGCATAGGTGCGGTCGAGTGTTTCTTTGTCTGCTACTTTTACAATTACGTCTCCGCTTGCCATGTGTTAAGCCTCCCTTACAACAATATTTCCGTCGGTCATTCCAATCTCACACGCTTTCCCTGTGACAGAATCAATCACGACATTCATTCCGGCAGCTATGCCGTCACACGCCTTTGCTGCCTGTTCTGCTTTTCTCGCTGCTGATTCCGCTTTCTTGACCGCTGCATCCACTTTCGCCTCTGCCTCTGTCTGCGATTCTGCATCCCTTACCTGTGACGCTAAAATATAGCCATATCCCGCCAGTCTGTAATATTCTTTACCTTTTTTCGATGTCACCTTTGTCGTTTCGACCGTGACCTCCTCGCCATAAGATACCGAACCGCACACTCTCCCGCTTTCATCGGGTTCACTTCTGATTCTCAACACGCCTTTTGAAATCGGTGTTACTTTCTTGTAAGTCATGCTCAAGCCTCCCTTATCGTCAAAATCCCGTCCTCAATCGAGAGAACGCAGGTCTTTTTTGTTACTGTGTCAACCATAGTGTTGAGACCGTCCACAATGCCCTCACACGCCTTTGCTCCTGCGGTTGCGGATGCTGCTGCATCGCTTGCCGTCTTTGCTGCACTGTTTGCACTGTTGGTCGCCTCCGTCATGTTCTTGCTGAAATTGTTCACGGTGTTCATGTACCCCTGTGTCAATTCCAGTATTTTCTCATAACGTGCATTATTGACGATAATCGGCAAATCAAAGAATTTGTTTTTACCATCTCCCTGTCTGACTAAATAATGACCGGATGTGTCAATTTCAACTCCGACCTCTCTTTCCTTGAGAATCAGTGTGTCCTCAACCGCTTTCCAGTCTGCCGTTGTTCCGGTGCATGGTCTGATTGCTGCCATCTGTTCAACCTCCTTTGCCCCGTGATTATGGAATATATCACACAATCACGTTTTTGTGTTCGTTTCGCCGTCTGTTTCCAGTATCGTGGAATTATACTGCTAATTGTCGGGAGGTCGGCGTTCCTCCGTCGAAATCAACGCCCTCATTTGCCCGTCTGACCTGTGGCGTTGCTCCATCAATGAAAATCGGTGTCACGGTTCGCAGGTATGGTGTTTCACCGTCACAATCAAGATACATGCTCGAATATAAAGCCTCGGCACGGTTGAAATAGTCTTGCACACTCTCAAGGATTTTCTCTGCGGATGCAAGCAGGGAATTTTGAATCGTGTCATCAATATCCTTTTTGTCCTGTTCAACCTGTTTCTTTGCCTCCTCGACTGCCGACTGCATCTGTGACACTTCCTGTCGAATCTGCGTCGCCGTGTTCAAAGTCGCCTCAAGCTGCTCTTGATTCTGTAACGCATCCTCTGCCCTGTCTGTGACCTCTTTGCAGTCCTTTGTCGCCTGTTTGGTCGCTGCGGTCGCATCCTCGGCGTTTTTGACTGCCTGCGATGTGTCCTGCTGCCTCTGTTTCTCCTGTTGGATGCGGGTGTTCTCATTTTCCTGTCGGCTCTTTTCCGCTGCTGCTCTTTCACTCTCTGCCTTTACCCTTGCATTTTCTGCCGTCACCCTTGCCGATTCTGCTTTCTTGACTGCTTCATCCGTGTTCTCAATGGTCTCAATATGCCCCTTGATTCTGTTCTCAAGGTCTGTGAACTCATTTGATGACAGGATTGCATTTTCATCCCTCTGTGACTTCTCAATCTCCATCGTGAACGATGCAGATGTGATAATCTGTGAATCATCACTTGTCCGGATTTCAATGTCACAATATGCCGTTCCGGAGGCTGCAAGTGCTTGATTTGTCAGTTCGACCGTCACATCCGAACCGGAATATGTACATGTGTTGTACACATGTTTCCCGTCCGGCTTTGCAATATTGATGACCGCTCTCGAACCTGTCGGAATTGTGTACGGTTCACCGTTATTGAGTAGTTTTGCAACGATGAATCGTGTTGCCTTGTCTCCCTGCTTTGCAGATACTAAATATCTTTTTGTGTCTCCGGACATCTCAAGATTGATGTTCGTCGTCAATTTCGTCAACGCTGCCATGCTCTCACCTCCTCTCGGTGTTTACTGCTTATTCTTCCGGATTCTCCGGATGTTCCTCCTCCGGCTGTTCTTCCGGTTCGGTTCTCAAGGTTCTCTTTGCTGCCTTTTTCGCCTTTTCAAGTTCCTCGTCTTTTTCTGCCATCATTGCATTTGTGGAGTTTATGAGTTCAATCTTTGCCTCACTCCTCACCTCTGCCAGTACAGAAGAAAGAACGCCGTCCATGATGCAGGGAGGCAACGCATGTTTTGTCTGTATTGCCTCCATAGCGTTGAGGATTTCTCCCTTTGCACATTCGATTCTTACTGCGATAGGTGTATTCACGATTATTCCTCCTTTGCTGCCTGCGTTGCTGCCTGTGCTGCAAGTAACATGTCAAGTTTCTTGTCGATGCTCTGCAAGAGTTCCGTGTTTGTTTCCTCTGCGGTTTCTCTTGTCACAACTTCTGCTGTCTCGTTTGGTCTTGATGTGCTTTCCGCATCATCCGGAAACTTGAACTCCGGCTCTGCTACCTGTTTGATTTCCTCTGTTTGAATATTTTCGTCATTCATCTGCATTGTTTTTCCTCCTGTTTTATCCGTTACTCCATGCACCCGAAATCAAAATCCCATTCTTGAATGTCAATGTTGCTGTTGACCATTTTGACAATGTTCCATCGCTGCTCACTGCTAAAGGTTGCTTGAATGTCAATGTTCCATTGATTGCCCCATCTTCAAAACTCACGTTTCTCAATTTATAATAGTGCATGTTAATGTCTGCCCCTGCATGTAGCATATTCGCCTCATAATTGTTGCACTGTTGTGTGCAGTACGCCCATTTCATCATGTATGAACTGCCGTTTGCACTTTCCTTGTTCGCCCATGACATATATGCTGTGTCATATTCTATATCAAACACAAGTCCTCTCTGACTGTCATTCCCTATCATGGTGTTTGTTCCGATTTTTCCGACATATTTTCCGTCACGATAGAAATGTTCGCCGTTGTAATCGAATCGTGTTCTTTTCGTGTTGTCTGTGATAGTTCCTGTGTACATCGTGATTCCTGTCGAATCAAACTGCATGTACGAACTGCCGTTATTGAATGCAACTCGGACATTGTATGCGTTCTGTGTGATTAGCGTTCCGAAATCATCGGAGTTGACTTTTTTCTTTACCTCGGAGGTTATTTCCTCTGCGGTCACTTGAATCTTTGCATCCGCATACAATGAATACAGTCCTAATACCTCAATATCCGTGATATACACGGGTGCGTTCTGTGTGTATGCGTAAATGTAAATATATTTCGTTCCCTCTGATACCGTGATTTCACGTTCAATCGTCGTGAACTCTTTGCTCTTTAGCATTCCGGAGGATGTCGTTGAATAACTTCCCAACGCCCCCACCTGCACCCTTGCCGTGCTTTCGTACCCTGCTGCTGTTGCTGCCTTATATCTCACACGATATGTTCCCGCAGGTATTTTCCCTAAATTCTGCCGTATATAGGAACTGCTTGAGGATGTTTTCAGTATTTTTGCAACCGTACCCAAACCGGACACATCCATCACGGAGTTGTTTGTCTCATTACTGTTGTACCAATTATCATCAAGTCCGTTTGAAAAATCTCCATTCACAACATAGTTGTGCATTGAGTTTTCCTCAACATGTTTTACCTCTTGAGAAATCTCCTCTTTTGTGGCTTTTATCAAGGAATCCATCTGCACGGATGTATAATAATTTTTCAGAGTGTAGGCAACACCCGCCTCGACTGCCTTTTTCGATGCCGTGATTTTGGTTTCAATCTCCTCCGTGGTCGAATAGTTCTCAAGGACTTTCTTTGTTGCCCTGTTGGAGATTGAAATTGCCTCCTCGGTCGCTGCTGCTGTCTCCTCTTTCTGAATCTCTGCAAATGTCTTTCTCGCATTTGAAATCTCAACCGTATTCTTTTCCGGTGTCTCCGGATATTCCGTGATTTTGACAATCCTCTGTTTTTCTTTCGTTCTGGTTTTCTTTGACACAAGTGTGACCGTGTCTCCGATTCCGTATGAAAGAATGTCTTTGTATTTTTCTGACGCTTTCGCAAGGTCGACCACCTCCGCAGTATATGCCTTGTATGGTCGTGACATTTCCTCAATCTTTGCCGTCGCATCCTCAATCAGACTTGTGGTGTTGGTGTATCGCTCGTCTTTCCACACATACGCCTTGATTTTGGAACTATACTGAAAATTGTCGATGTAATCTTTTCCGGTCAACCATTCCGGCGTGATGCCGTCCTTGCCTATCGGATAGATTCTTGTATAAAAATCATAGGTGTCGGATTTCAAAGATATTTTCCGGAGGTTCAATCCCTCCATGAAATAACACCCTCTGTCACTTCCTATCCTGTCATAGATGTCGATTGTCTTTGTCAGTGAGTGAATGATGCACTCACAACGGTATGTCGTGAGGCACTTTTGCAGGACATCCCATGCCGTGACGCTCTCCTGCTCGTCAATGGTTCTTTTCTTTGTGACTGTGCATGTTCCGACATGCCACCCCGTACCCTCGAACGCAAACTCAAGACACGCTTTGATTGTCTGTTCATCCGATTCAAACCCATACGGGAACGCCGTTCCCTCCAATTCCTCCACATTGAGGACGGCGGTGTATTTGTTGAACTGTTCCCCTTTTTCGACTGCTTTGAGAACAAATTCGTCCGTTTTAGTGCGTATATAATATTCTTCTTTGAGCAGGTCAACCAACGCTCCCGATGCAGGATAGTCAAACGTCAATTCCTTATCTCCGGAATCCAGTGTCGTGGTGATTGCCCTATCCTTGAATCCGGACAGTGTTCCGATTCTTTTCTTTTTATCATCAAAAATCTGCAACGCTCTCACCTCCTAAATCCACATCGGAGTGTATCTGACCGTCACTCTTGCCTTTGTGTTGGAGAATGTGAGCGCCGTTTCTCCTGCCTTTAATACCGGAAATTCCCACAAATCCACCTTGTCAAATGCGTTCGCCCCGTCTATTGTCACAAGTCCGGTTTTTGCATCTATCACAACTGTTTTTCCTGCTGCAAGGCTCTCAACAACAATGTCCTCTCCCAGTCCGTTGATTGTGTAATTCGTCAAGGTGCTTTTTGCATATACCTCCACAACGCACGGAGTGTCTCTTGTCCCCACTTTATAGAACGATGCGGAGGTTTTCCCGTCGAATGTGATTGAGAGGTCGTCATCGACGAAAAAGCCGTCAAATTCCACATTTACGACGTACCTCTGTTTCACATTCTTTTTCTCATAGTCATTTGATGTGATAAACCCGATATATGTTCCTTTGTAGCCGTCAAGTTCCAACCTGCACGGCTTTGTGAAATTCATCATAAATTCTGACGCAGAACGGATGATGCTGTTCCTGTCCTTACCCTTGAAATAGATTGACAATTTCAAATGACCCATCTGAACATCTGTCTCAAGTTCTGTCGGGAGTGTTGCTCCCGACAACCATTCATAATTATTCACGATTGAGGGAGGCTGCACATCGGCGGTCAACTGTTTTGCGTTGTACACTCTGATGTCTGTTCCGTTTATCTTCATCGCCTTGTTTTACCTCCCTTTCCTTTTGTCTGTGACCATCTGTGCATCAACCCTCGACACAGTTCTGCTTGCAACCTCGTCTCCGTCGATGTATGTGTGATTCGTCACATACACAATATTTGATTTTTGAACTGCATCCAGTTTCTTGTCGAGGATGTTGTTCAATTTGTTATAAAATTCTGCAAGTGGCAAGATTGCCTCGTCGCCTGCCTCGCCTCCTACCATGAGGCTGCTGCCGTTGATTCCGAACACAGTCGGATTTGTCATGATACCGCCGGATTTATACCACTGAATCGAGAATGACGGGAGTGAACCCTTTCCTCCGATTCCGTATGGTGCTTTCCCTCCACTCACGCTAATATGAGGCAGGTTCAAGTGTGGCAATGACCATTTGAAATTGAACGCCGATTTGATTCTTGACAACGCACCTGTCACCGCTCCGTGTGCGGATTCCATCTTTGAGGAGAATGATGATTTGATGTTCTCCATCGCAGACGATGCGGTCGATTTCGCACTCGCTAATTTGCTTGAGAATGCCGATTTGATGCTGTCAAGTTTTCCACCTGTCAGAGTGTTCGCCGTACCCATGAGAGAGTTCATTGTGTCTTTTATGCCCGTAAACGTAGCAGACACAATTCCCTTGATTCCCCCGCCTTTTTCACTGTATGCGGATTTCATGTGGTCGAGTTTTGTTGACACATTGGACTTTGCTGTTTCCATGAGGGAGGTCGCTTTGTCCTTTATATTCGTGAAATCAGTCGACCATTTTGATTTTATCTCCGAAACTTTTGAGGAGAATCCGGATTTGATTTCCGTCAATTTATTCGTTGCATTATTTTTCCATTCCGTCATTTTTGTCGTGACGGTGGTTTTCATATTCTCCCAACCTGTCGAGACATTGGACTTGATGTCTGAAACCTTTGTCGAAAAATTTGACTTGATTTCATTCAGTTTGTTCGATGCGTTGGTTTTCCATTCCGTCATTTTTGTCGTGACGGTAGTTTTCATATTTTCCCAACCATCGGAAACCTTTGTTTTGATTTCCGATGTCTTTTCAGAGAATTTTGATTTGATTTCAGAGAGTTTCCCTCCGGATAAATTATCAACGAATGTGAATCCTGCTGAATAATATCCTTTGATTCCCTCCCATCCGGCAGCGACAACGCCCTTGATACCGCCTCCGTTTTCTTCATAGGCGGTTTTCATGTTCCCCAGTTTTTCCTTTGCCGTTTCGGTCGCTGCCGACATGACATTGTGAACTGTGTCCTTTACGCCGTTGAATACTTTCGAGGCTGCTTGTCCTATGGTGCTGTTTTTTATGTTGTCACCGATTTCCTTGACCTTATTTGTGACCGCCTCTTTCGCTTTCGTGAACGCTCCCGTGATGGTCTCTTTGATTGCATTGAATTTTTCCTTGATGTTGCCCCATAATTCGGACAGTTTTTCCTTGACCGTATCCCAGTTTTTGTATAAGGCGACACCTGCTGCAATCAGTCCGGCAATCAGTGTCACAATCAGAATAATCGGACACAAGTTCATGACTGCGTTCAATGCGGTCTGTGCTGCCGTCATTCCTCCGGTTGTTGCTGTGGCTGCTGTTCCTGCCGTATCTGCTGCCGTTCCCGCTGCCGTGGCTGCTGTCTTTGCCGTAATCTTTGCGATTATCTTTGCAGCTCCGGACGCAAATTTCTGTCCGGTCGTTACCGTGTCGGAGATTCCCTTTGCCACTTTTCCGAATCCGATTGACAACGGACCGATAGCAGCAACCACAAGACCAACTTTGAGGACTGTTTCTTGTTGTGCCGGAGAGAGCGACGTAAACCATTTTGTCAACTCTTGAATCTTTCCGGTCAATTTTTCAATCATAGGTGCTGCGGATGTCTGTGCTGTGGATGCCAGTGTCGACAACGCCAGTTTTGCGTTGTTCATTGCAACCTTTGCATTGTCAATCGGGTCGAGTGTTCCGTTGTAGGTGTCCTCGACTGTTGAACCGTATTCCTCCATTGATGACGAAAGACTGGTGAGGTCAATTCTGTTCTCACGAATTGCCTTTGTCATTTCCGCAGCACCTTTTTTTCCGAACAATTCCGTTGCAATCTGCATCGCCTCGGTCTCTGTCTTTGCGTTCTTGATGCTGCCGATAGTATCTGACAACGCCTCGTCCATTGATTTTCCCTCTGATGTGGCGTTCTGTAATGCTTTTTTCAGACCCGCCATTGCTTGAGTTGAATCAACACCGTTTGCGTCGAATTGAGCCATTAAATTGATTGCTTGAGGCAACGACAATCCCATTTCTTTGAATTGTGCGTTATTGTCGAGGACATATCCCTCTAATGTATCAACAGAGATTCCTGTTTCCTGTGCCTTTGCCGTGAGCAATCCTAACAGGTTTCCTGTCTGTGATGCATCGACGTTCCATGCTTTCATGATTTTGTCAACTTGGTCAACTGACTGTGTGACGTTTGTTCCGTTGATTGTTGCAAACTGTATGAACTGTTTTGAAGTCTTTTCAAGTTCCGTTCCTGTTGTATGGAATCTTGTGTTGACCTCTCCGATTGCCTCACCTACCGTTGACATATCCTCCGGCATTGTGCCGAAAACATTATCCGCAGACTTTGTCAATCCCTCAAGTGCCTCTCCGGTTGCTCCGGTCTTTGTCACTATGGTGTCATATCCCTCGTCGAGTTCTTTGAACGCTGCAATAGATGCTGCACCGATGCCCGCAATTCCGGCAGAGACAACCGACATTTTCTTTCCGAAACTTTCCATCTTTGTTCCCGCCGTATCGCAAGCAGTCGCAAATTTTTCAAGTTTATTGTCTTTTAACTGTTCATTAACATTTTTCAGTTCTGCCTCCATATTCATGAGGGCAGTCTTTGACTTTTCTGTCTTTACTGTTTGATTTGCAAGAGCCGTCTCTGTTTTCCCGATTGCTGTTTCATTTGCCTTGTACTCCTGTTCGAGTTTGTCTAATTCCTCTTTTAAGGCTTTTGACTGCTCGGAGTTCTTCCCCGTCTCCTCTGTCGACTTTGCATAGGCTTCTTTCGCAGCGTCAATCTTTCCCTTGAGTTCCTCCTGCTTTGTTTTCTGTTCTGACAGTTTCTTTGTCAACTTTTCCTGCTGCTCACTATTTAACTGCACAATGCCTTTCTGCACCGTGATTTTTTGAGTGAGCGATTCGGCTTTTGCCTTGAGGCTGTCTGTTTCCGAACCGAACAACTTTGCTTTCGTTGCTGCCGTCGTATATTCCGCAGACAGGACTTTCATTTGTGCTGCTGCCGATTTCATTTGTGACTGGTAATCACTTGAATTTGCAGAAATTTTGACGCTTGTATAAGCCATTCGGTCGCCTCCTCTCTTACTGATTTTCGTTGATTGTGTCTAATTCAAAACGCAAGTATTCCAACAACGTGACAATGTTTTCTTTCATGCACTGACTGTATGAGTTTTTCAAAAGCCGAATCGCAATTTTTACAACACGGTCGACAATCTCCCCGCAGACTTTCCATTGATTTTCCTCCGGTTCTTCCGGCTCGTCCTCATACCCGTTTTCACGGTCGTATTCGTCAAATGCGGACTTTTCTTTCTCCACCTGTTCAACCTCGACAATGTTCAATAGTTTCTCTGCAATTATGTTCTGCATCACAAAATGAACCGTCTTGATTGCCGTTAGAAAATCAATCACATCAATCTCCCCGATTTCCGCAAGCGTCAATTCATTTCCGAATAACTCCTGCACTATCTTTGTGTTGAAAAACATCACTCCGGAAATCTTTTCCGTGCTGTTTTTCTCCATGAGACTGATATATTTTTTGTACTGCTCCACTGTTATGGAGTTGATAAAATATCTTTTCCTGCTGCAAGTGACCTCTATTTCCGGTATCACTTGCCACTCTGAAAATTTTTCTCTATCTTCTCCATGCGTTTGGTGAGTTCTTCCCCGATTCCTGCGTCAATGAACTGGAACTCAAGAATCAAACCTGCTGCATCCAGTCCGGTCTCCGGATTCTTTAATTCCTCAACGGTGAACTGGTCTCCGTATGCTTTGCAGACAAACATCGCCATTATTTCAATGTCCTGTTTTGTATATCTCGGATGTGTGTCAATCTGCTCCGCAATATCGAGATACTCCGTGTATGTATCAATCGACATTTTCGGCATTGTGAACTCTTTGTTGCTGATGATGATTTTTCTTTTCATGGTTTATCCTCCTGTTATATATCCCTTGTTACGCTGCTGCGTCGTTCTTTTCCTGCACCTTTGAAAACCAACTCTTGATTGCTTCTGCTGCCTTTGTGTTCTCTTTCACAAGATTTGATTCATCGACCGAAATCTCATACGCATTGTCAAGACTTCTCTCGTAGAATGAACCCTTGATGCTCTTTGTTGTCGGAGACAATTTGCCCTCTTTTGTGCTTGCCTCCTCACTGATTCCCTCTGCAAACTTTCCGGCGTATAACCATTTGAAATCATACTTTCCGTTCAGTTTTCTCTCACGCCATCCGACAGCGACCTCCGGTGCTTTGTCGTCGGCTGTCTTAATGAGGAAACCGTTCTCGTATAACTGCCCGAATAAAATCTGTCTGTCCTGTGGTGCAAGTGCATTGACCTCAAGTTCGACCTCTGTTCCCTCGTATGAGTTGATGACCTCCTCCGTTCCGTCATCGGAGTAAATCTTTTCAGAAGTCCATTTTTCATCAACTTTCGCTTTGATTGCTCTTGCCAGTTTCACCGGAGTTCCCGCAACATATCCTGTTGCATCATTCTGTGTGATTTTTGCGATGTAGAAATCCCTACAACCGCATGTTCTACTTCTAACAATCTGTGATACTGTTTCGCTTAATGGTGTTACTGTTTCAGTCATGTCTATTCCTCCATTTCATAAAATTTTGAAAATCTTTGTGCTTTCATATAGATTCCGTCCTCCGGTTTGGAATCGTCTCCGTTCCTGCCCTCAAACGAAAAGTCTTTTTCTTTCATGAGTTTCTTGATTTCCCTCGCAAGTTCAACCTCGTCACTCTCCGAAAAAATAGTGACCTGCAATGACAGCGTCACTCCCTCCGCATCATCATCCGAAAAGTTCTCGTCGACTTCTCCCAAATCCCACAAGGTCACATGTGTTTCATGGATGTCCTTGTCATACCACCCTTGCATGACAGTGATTCCCCTGTCTGAAATCTGCTGCAACGCATCCGATGCGTCTTTTATGATGTCCGGACTGTTCACGCTATCACCTCATTTCATTGTGTTATCTAAATAGGATTGATACTCCTGTTCTGCGATTTTTTGCAGTTCCGCATCTGCCTCACGCCCTGTCGCATAGATAAATTCTTGAGGCGGTCTGTAAATAGTTCCCCAGTTAATGAATTTCACATAAAAGTGTTCACTATTATCCGACTTTTCCCATCCGACATCCGCTGACGCTCCGGTGTCTTTCACCTTGACCGCCCCCAGTGGAACGCTGTCCGCTGCGTGTGATGTGACCGATGATTTTGAGCCGAATCCTCGACCGCTCAACTTTATATCTGCCGATTTTGGAATCTTCCCCGACATAATGCGTTTCACGACTGGTTCCCCCTGCTCAACAATCTTTTTGTTGACTGCTCGGATGTCCTCGTCGCTTGCTGCATCCTCAAATGCTTTCATGAGTTCTTTCAAGCCTTGAAATTCCATTTCAATTTTCATCGCATCCCTCCGGTGTCAGATTATGACACTATGCTCCCGCTCTACATTTCAACTGGTATTTCCTGTCGTCCGTGAACATTGGAGACGCATCATATATCTTGAACTCAACGCCTTTGTACACCGCATAGAACTCTTTCAAGTTCAGTCGGATTTCTTCCATCTTGTCGCACGTTCGTGTCTCAAAAACGATTGTGTTTTCAAGTCCGGTCTGCAAGGCTGTGTATTTCTCATTTGTTCCCAAACTCTTGACCTCGCACCAACAGGAATAAAACTCCGTTTCCTCCTGCTGCCGTCTGCCATCAACAACGCTCGACACCTTGCGAATTATCTTGATTCTGCCTGTCATTGTGCTGCACCTCCGTATATTTCTTTCAAAAGCATTGAGGAGGCAGCAGAGGCAAGCAGTTTCGTGTCGCTCCGGTATTTGTCACGGTTGTCGTAGAGTTCTTTCACGGATATAAATGCAAGCAGCTTTTGACGGCTTGTGAGGCTGTACTGGTCGAAATTCGGAATCAGTTCCGTCATTTCCTGCATGGTCACATCAAACATCAATTCAAGGATTTCCATGTCGTCATCATAGTCGATGTGGCAATATACCTTGCATGTGGCAATCAGACCGTCTCTGTATTTCTCTTTTTCTTCATCCGTCATGTTTTTCACCTGCTTTCAATAGCAGGACGGATTCACCGCCCTGCTGCCTTGTTACCCGTTGACAATCTCTGTGATTTCACCCTTGATGACTGCATCCTTGTCAACTGCCTGCACATCGAAACGGTCACGAACCTTGAGACCTGTCATGTCCTTATCCCATAACCCCGCACCTTTGTCATTGAGGTCGATTGTCAGAACATTTCTGTCAAAAAGTGTGATAGCCTCTTTCAAGTCACCGCAGAAAACAGGGTGCTTGTACCCGTCGATTGTATGACCATCGCTGTTCATAATCGGTGTAGACTTGAGCGTTTTCTTTGACAGTTTCACGATTCTGTATTCCCCGAAAAGCATTTTCCCCTTTGTCTGCTGTGTCGGGTCTTTCTGCAAAATATAGTTTCCATCCTTGTCCTTTAACTTGTCGAGGTAGTTGAAACCGCTCTGATTTGTGATGACGATTGAGGATTCTGCAATCGCAGGGTCTAACTGCTCATTGAAAATATCCTTGAGGCTGTCGAGATTCTCCACTGTGACCTCTTTTCCCTTTGTCATTTCGTTGAGTACCTTGAGAATCATTGCGTTACGGGTTGCCTTTGTCTTTTTCGCAATCCATTTGTTGATGTACGCCATGATGTTGGCTGCTGTGTCCTCAAGCAGTTCGGCGGTCATCTTGAGGATTCCACCTTTTTTCTTGACCTTGTACTCAATCGGTAAAAATTTCGGCTCGTCCATCTCCGGAAAATCCGCAGCCTCATCCACGTTGTCGAACGGTGTTGATTCTGCATCAACCTCAATGTTTCGTGTTCCGGTCTTTGTCACAACCCCCTCAACATTGACATACTGCTCAAGGTTGTCGGATGAACGACGCAGTTCGATGATGTCTGTTCGGATGTCCTCCGGAATAGTCACGCCGATTCCGACCTCTCCCTCACTTCCTGCGGTTGTGTCGGATGTGAGTGCGTTCTTGTACACCTCAACATCTGCCTCGTCTGCCTCTCTGTGCAGGAATCCCGCTTTTACGATGTTGACGAACGCTTTCACAAGGTTCTTTTTGTCAACCTTTTTCTCACCGCCGACCTGCTTTGCAGTGCCTTTGTTGACCTTGTCCTCAATACTGCCCT